TAAAAAGTCTTGCTAAAAAACGATGCGGGGGCGGGATTATACTATCCCTTGAGGACGCAAAGCCTACCTCGCACCAACTTCACGGAGAAGTTAATGCCCTTTAAAAGCCAGGCTCAACGTGCTAAATTTGCTCAACTCGTTAAAGAAGGAAAGATGTCTCAAGAGACTTTCGATAAGTGGCAGTCTGAGACAGGAGAAACAAAACTACCCAAAAAAGCCACAGTTAAAACCAAAGGCTTAATTCGAGGAGTGAGGAAAACACGATGACAAAACCAGGAAAGTTTTCAAGACAGAACGTAATCTATGTTTACGCGACTGAGGAAAACAAAAAATATGTAAGAGAGTTATCTATTCAATTCAACACTCCAGAGAGTGAGATCATCAATAGAATGATTGAAGCTACGAGTGAGAATAAAAAACTAAACTTAAAAATCTTTGTTCCTAAGTTTGTGCGAAAAGCTGAAGAATGGACAAAAAAACATTTAGATAAAAAAGAAAGAGTGTAAAAAGTGTCAATCAAGAAGGTACTATGAACGTAACAGAAAGTAATTTTGATATTTGTTTAGAGATACTAAAAAGAAGTGAAGTTTTATCTTGGGATACAGAAACAACTTCTTTAAACTCATTTCAAGATGGAAAACTATTCTCAGTTATTATTTCTTGTGAACAAGAAGATTTCTATTTTAATTTTAAAGATTACCCTGAAGAAGATATTTCGGCTTTACCAATGCAATGTCTAACAAGACTTGTTGACCTCGCCCAAGACGCTGACAAAATAAATATATTACAAAACGCAAAATTCGATATGCACATGCTCGCCCGAGAAGGTATTTTCTTCGCTGGAAAAATCTATGACACCGCAGTTTTAGATCGTGTTCATTTTAACCAACACATGCGATATAACCTCTCCGAGATCACGAAAAGGTGGGGCGACGAGAAGCTTGATATTGTCTGGAAATATATCGAAGAGAATAAACTAAAAACTAAAACTCATCATGAGCGGTTTAACAAAACAGTTGAGCAGCCACATTTTGACCGTGTTCCATTTTCTATCATTCAGCCTTACGGTGAGCAGGACGGTGCGGGTACTTTAAACGTAGGTAAACAGATCCTTGCAAAGATCCAGCAAGACGATCAAACGCTTGATCCCCGCATCCCGAAACAAATGCAAGTTGTTGAGAACGAAGCAAGGCTCACAAAAACTCTGTTCAACATGGAGCACAGAGGCATCCAGCTTGATCTTGATTATTGCAACGAGGCCTTAGATCACTATTTAAGAATTTTACAGAAGTCAGAGATCGCCTTTAAAAACCTTACAGGACTTGATTTTGTTAAAGGGACCACTGTTTTTGAGGAGGTTTTTGCCAGTGAAAAAGACAAGTGGGAAAAAACCGAAAAGGGAAATTGGAAGTGGGATGCAGACGTGCTTGAGACGTTTGAAAACCCAAGCGCAAAGTTGGCAATCGAATGGGCTGAAGCCAAAAAACAATCCGAATACTTCGCAAATTTCCTCTACTACTGTGACCGAAACGGAGTCCTACACCCAACATTTAACCAAGCGGGTACTGTAACTGGACGCTTAAGTTCGAAAGATCCTAATTGCTTATCTATGGATACAGAAATTTTGACAAAAACTGGATGGAAAGGTCCCGATACTATTTCTTTTGATGATGAGATAGCAAATTTCGATAAAGAGTTAGGAGTTATAGGTTGGTTTAAACCACATGCTATTTTTAAATCAGAGTTTAAAAAAAGAGAAATGATTGAGTTTACTAATCAGCATATTAAATGGAGAGTAACTTCAGATCATAGAGTTGTAAGTATAGATAGAAAAAGTGGTAAATTGTTTGTTAATAAAGCAATAGATTTACCCAAAGACTGTCACATACTTCATTCATCGATAACCTGCGCGCAAGAATACCCGATAACAGATGAGTTATTGAAATTGTGTGTAGCTATTCAGGCAGATGGTCATTTTGTAAGCCAAGTGGTTAGATTTATATTTAAGAAAAAAAGAAAAGTAGAACGGTTAGAGAATATATTAAAAGTACTAAATATCGCGTTTTCTAGTAGAACAAAGCATTGGTCGAACGCGATTCATTATGAAATTAAATTTAATAGATGTCATTTACCATTATTAACAAAAAATAAAATTTTTTCTTCAGAAGTTCTAAAACTTTCATTTAGACAATTAGTTTTATTTTTAGAAGAATTAAAACATTGGGATGGTCTCAGTACGCGAGATAATTTCGATTACTGCTCCACGAAAAAAGAAAATATTGATATTATTCAAGGAGCCGCAGCCCTTTGTGGATATAGAGCACATGTATATAAACATGCCTCCACTAAGTCTGAGGCCTTTGTAGTTTCTTTCACTAGAAGGGACCACTCAGGAACAGCTAATTTAGACAGAAAAATTGAAGAAGTAGAAGAGAGAGTATGGTGTGTTTCAGTACCCACTGGTTTTATTGTTTCTAGAAGAAAAGGAGACACATTTATAACAGGAAATTGCCAAAATCTCACTAATCCTGATAAATACGAAGAGCAAACCGAAGCCGCCCTTTACCCTGTAAGACGTTCGTTTATCCCGCGCCCTGGCTACTTCTTCGCAATGATAGATTTCTCTCAGATGGAGTTTCGCATGATGCTTGATTACGCTAGTGCAAACTCACTTATCAACGAGATCTTGAAGGGCCACGATGTTCACACAGCAACGGCCAATGTATCAGGAACAAGCCGTAAAGAAGCAAAGACTACAAATTTTCTTACGGCTTATGGCGGTGGGGTTGTGAAGCTTGCCCAAGGTCTTTTTAAAGGAAAACTTAAAGGCTCGAAAGCCCAGCTGGGAGCCATTTACAAGAAAATGTTTGGATGGAGATTATCAGATGAAGAGCAACGAGCGTGGCCTACAGTCACCGACGAATTTAGAACCCTCAACGAGCCGTACATCCGAAAGGCCTACGACATTCAACAATCCATTTTTCGAGCAGCTCCAGAAGTTAAAGATTTCCTCAAAGCCGTACAAAGAGCCGCCGAAACTCGTGGCTATGTCAGGAATTGGCTTGGTCGAAGATACTATTTCACCGACAAACGATGGGCGTACAAAGCACCAAACCACTTAATTCAAGGTGGATCGGCTGAAGTTATCAAGATTGCAATGAATAAGGTGGATGAGTACCAAAAAGATAAAGAATCAAAGATGCTTTTATCCATTCACGACGAGCTTGTGATTGAAGTGAAGTATGGTGAGGAGTATGTGGTGGATGCGATTAAAGATAGCATGGAACACATTTACCCGTACAAACGCTTACCGCTATTAGTCGATGTTGAGTGGTCTGAGAAGAATCTTGCTGACAAACAAGACTGGTCGCCTGAAAATTTTTCTCGTGTCACAGAAACCAGAAACAAAATTTCGCAACAACAAAGTGAGGCCCGCCCTTGAGAAGATACCTTGCTCTTGGTGGGAGAGTATTCAGCAAGTTGGGATCTCTGGAACCCCAGATATTTTGGGGTGTATTTGTGGTATTTTTGTTGCGATTGAAATTAAAACGGATGAGGGTACTTCGAGCGTTTTGCAGACATACAAAAGGCAGAGAATTGTTGAAGCGCAAGGGATTGCACTTGTCATTGCTCCGAACAACTTTGAAGCCAGCATCCAGTTTCTTAAAAATTTAGATAAGGAGGGACTTAAAAATGGGCGACGTAGTTCAATTAAAAAGGAGGGTAAGCGTGATAAAACTAAACTACAAAACTCTTAATTCAGAGGGGTTTAACCAGGCTCTTGCACAGTTATCTGCGCAGAGCGGTTTTGCAAGTTTCGATGCTACTTACAACGTAGCCAAAATCGCAAAGCAATTTGGTGAGGAACTAAAACTTGCCCGCGAGCTTTATGGAAAATGGACTGAAAAGTTTTTGGTAAAAGGTGAAGACGGTAAGTTTAAACCCGCTCAAAAACCACATCCTCTATGCCCTTGGGAGATTAAAGAAGGCATGGAAGAAGAGTTCAACAAGGCAATGGAAGATTTCTTGAAGACTGAAATCTCTCTAAATGCCAAGCCTCTAGCAATACATGATTTGGGGCAGATTCGTTTAAGCCCCCATCAAGTGCTTGCTTTAGAGCCTATTTTTGATCCTTCTGCTTTTGAGAAATCAGAAGTTTCAGCGCATTAAACATAGTTATTAGTTTTGTATTTTGCTCACGCACGGACTCTTCGAGTATTACGACACGACCGAAATTCTCGGTTTGACGTTCGAGTGTGGGCAAAATTTTCTCTTGAGTTACCTGTTTTATTAGGCTGACTTCTTCCCTAATTTCGTCAACTTTGACGTGTGGAAACTTGATGGCTGCGAGCTGGGTGTGAATTGTTTTGGATATATTTTCTGTCTGAGTAGCTTGCTTCTGTTCGAGTGAACTAACTTGTTTGGTGAGTGCTTTGAAATCACTGGAGTGTTCTTTGAGCGTTTCATCGACAGACTGAATCCACTTCTGCGCAAAATACGCGGCTACTGATACTATGATACCAATAGCCCCTGCGCTGATCGAGATAATCCAGTCTGTGAGACTCAATTTCTAGTCCTCAGACTCGTATTCCATCTCTTCATCTTCCATTTCAGCGCGAAGAGATTTAAGATCATCAATAGACTCGATTGCTTTTTTAGCCGCCCCATACTTCTTTTTCATGCACATTTTAACATACTTCATCTTCTCGGGATCAGCTTTGATTTCTTCAGCCCGAACAATGGTATCGGCCCAGTTTTCGACTTCCCATTTGTCATATTTTCCGTACTCTTTTTTCTCTTCTTTTTTGCCTCCAACGGGCTGTGCCTGTACTACGTCTTCCATTTTATTCTCCTTGTAAATTTGGGTTCATCATTAAGTATGGTAGATACTTATAGCCTGGCATCTGGCTTGGAGCCTGTCTCATAAGTTGGTTTGCGTTCATATAAGTTCTCATTGCAGCGGGTGAGCCAAGCTTTGATCCAAGCCCGCCCCCTAAAACCGCAGCCAAAAACGGAGAATATTCGCCGCCTGATTGCTGTCCTAAGTAGTAACCCGCCGTACCCCCTGCGACTGCAAGTGGGATGCTTCGAGAGGTACTTGTTGTGCCCCCGAGAGATCTGATCTCTGTAGAAGGTTTTGAGAACGTGCGCAGAGCTTGATCCCTGGTCGCAAGATCCTCAAGATTAACTCCAGTGATGTTTTGAATGTCGATAAGGTTCTGGGCTTCAAGATCATCCTTTGTTGAACGAGCTAGAAAATCAGAGACAGATTTCGACGTTTTAAATTTATTATTGTTCTCTTTTGCCACACCTTTTAGGTAGGAATATTGATCGTTTAATTTTGCGTACTCATCCGCGTACTCTGGCCCCATGGCCTCAAGTCTTGAGATGATTGAGTCATTCATCTTACGACGAGACTCCTCAAACGCTAAAGCGATCTGAGCGTCAATTGCTGATGCTCCTTCAGTTCCACCCACAGCCTGACCAGTTTTTCCGTAGTTAAGCCCATATTGTTGAGCGCGTTCTTTAAAACGCTTTCTCAGAGTATCCACTTGTGCTGCGGTTAAGTTATCGGGTAAGCCCTTGAACTCTTGCTCGATTACGCGAGCGAGTGTTTGAGCGTCTTTTAATTGAGCCTCAGTCGCAGCCCCGCCCGCAGAAAGTTTTTCTGCAAGATCACGAAACGGCTGAATGAACTCCGTTGCTTGAATAGAGCCTGTTCTTTGAGTCGCAGCCCCTTCTCCTGTAAGGATAAGTCCTGGCTGGTTGTCGATCATTCCACGCAAGTCTTCAAGTCTTCGACCTGTTTCGGTTGTAAGATTTTTTAATTTTCTTGGTACTTCTTGCGCCACTTCTTTTAAAGGAAGTGATCTGATTTCTGGATTTGTGTCAGCGGCCTTGATTTCGGGTAAAATTTCAGCGGCTTTTTTGATAACTTTTGCGTTCTCTCCAGAAACCAGGGCACCAAGTTTCGGACCAACGTATCCTGCGGTAGCATCGTATCCACGGCCAAGAAGACCACGCTGAGTTTGAAGAAGGTCTTTTGCTCCTTCTTTTCCAGCATATTTTAAAGCTTCTTTCGCCCCTGCACCTGTTCCAAACATTAAAGGAGACACGGCTCCTGCGGCGGCTGCAATCAAAGCCTGCTCTTTTGAGGCGTTGTCTTCAATGCCAAAAAGACTTCCAATCCCTTGACGTGCTCCCTCAAGAGCAGCTCCAGATCCCGCACTTGCGGCCATGGCAGCTGGGATTGCTCCCACTCCACCGCCTGCGGCTCCTCCAGCTAGTCCCGCTGCGGCAGTAGCCGCCCCTTGTGCTACGGCTGCGGGCACATCGTAGGCAATGTCAGTCAAATCCCGTAAGTCAAAACCTTTGGGATCAAGTCTGCCCCAGTCTTGAGTTCCACGTTTACGTGCTAAAACCTCACCACTTTTGTCGGTTTTTAGTTCAAAATCGGGGTTTACTTTTTGTAGATAGTTGAAAGCTGCGACTGGATCCGCTCCGAAGTTTTTATAAACGAATCGGCCCGTTAAACCTTCGGGCATTTCGTTCACAATTTTTTCTTGTTGAGGGGCGGTTTCCCAGGGTGCCGAGCCTACCGCAAAACCAGCGGATTCTCCAGCTTCCCAAGGAGCTTCGCCCACTTTAAATGAATCAGCCATTACTTAACCTCCACCCATCGGTCTCCAGATAACTTGTAGGTTTTACCGTTCCACTCTTTAGTAGCACCTTGAACAAGATCAGCCCCACGTTTTGTTGCTTGCCCTTGGCCCATTAAAGTACCACGAGTTCGCTCAAAGTATTTTGAAGCCTCATCTTTTGAAGCTGCTTTTCTTTCTTGTTCTTGCAGAAAAGATTTAATTTTTTCAATATTGGTTTCAACAGGCAAATCTTTGTCCCAAACTGTTTTCTGAATTTCTTTTAAATCCGTATCAGTTGGGTTTGCTCCAAGTTGTTTTACCATTTGTATAACAGTTGATTTAACTTTTTGTTCAACTCGCGCAGAATCAGGATGAATTTTTGAAACCATACCAGACGGAGTGGACTTCATTGCAATAGTGCCAGTTAAAGTTGGATCACTTGAAAGCTCGTTAATAGCGACTTCCAAATCCTGTTTACTTTTTAGGTATCCAGCTCTGCCGCCTTTTTGATTCCAGTCTGCGTACTCCTTACCGAAATCTTTATCAGCTGCTTCCTGTCCTGGAAGAAGTTTCATTCCTGCATCGGCTCCAAGTTTCATTTTGGCAAGTTTTTCTTCCATTGCCATTTTTTCGCGGCCCAAAGAATCCTGATACTGAGCTTTGAAAAGATCAATCTCTTTATCAGTAAGATCACCTTTTGCTTTTTGCATCTGCATTTGAAGGTTAAGAGCCTGTGCTTTTCTTGCCTGCTCTTTTTGCTCAGGAGTTTGATAACCCTTCATGAATTGCGTTCCACTTACAAGATCGCTTGCCGCCATAAGAATTGGTGCCAGGGCACTTGTTTCTTGTGGTTTTTGAAGCTCTGCAATTTGGGATTCAATTTGTTTTAAACCTTCACGCTGTCCAGCCAAGCCTTCTGTTTGACGTTTGATGAGTGAGTTAAACTCATCAAGGCTTGTTGGAAATTTTGTTCGTGGCGTAAACGCCGCCACGATTGGCTCTGCAAGCTGTGGTTCGACAGGTTGTTTTACTTTTTTCTGCAATTCAAGTTTAGGAGTAGCCTGTGGTGCGAGTACCCCGTAACCAGGAGGCATTGCTTGTCCTACTTGAAGCAGCTGATTTAATAGGTTGTACTCTTCCATGCTTACTCCTTAGCCGACCATTGTGTAACCAGGGCCGCCCTGCATTTGATTCATCATTTGCCATTTTTGCATTTCAGGAGTCATGGTTTGACTCATACCTGTACCATAAGCACCGCCCGCTGTGGCCTGTCCCGCGGCCCCAGGTGATCCACCAAAAAGATTACCCATAATTGCACCCATCGCAGCCCCTTGAAGACCAGATTGGAGTGCATCTGGAAGATTTTTTTCTCCAGGATCTCCCATTCCAGTCCACGGTGAATATTTAATAGCCTCAGCTCTGTACTGATTATGCCGTTCCATTTTCTTCTGATTTGCCATTCCTTGAAGAAGGCCAAGACCTGCAAGGCCCAAAACTACTGGTAACATATTTCCTCCTGTTTTAAATATATTAAATTATCTTCTTTAACTTCAGTTTCCGAAGTACCATGAATCGTAGCCAACACAACTTCCATTAAGCCACGTTCCCCGCAAGCTCTTTTGCTCTTTTAATTAAATTTTTGTAAAGAGTGTGCGCCACTTCGTTGTTACCAAGTTTTGCTTCAGTAACAAACGGAGTGATGTATCCCCAGAACAACCGCTTCCAGATTCTACGAGAATCAGGAACTTGATTTATCTTCTCCACAATCTTTGGAGCAAGTTCGTAGTATTCAAGAATCTCTTTAGCTTTTTCTGGAGTTTCGGACATGAAGGTGTCTCGGAACTTTCTTGCAGTTTCAAGTACCCAGCAATCATCAGGCATACCCATTGCGTCCACACACGCGGTTGTAAGGAAGCAGCCTCCGAGAATTGGAATATCATCTGAAATAATACCAGAGCTTGACCCTCCCGCCCGAGCAGCAGCTTGTGCGGTCTTATCCGCACCCCAAGCTCGCATTGCTTCGTTGTATTGTTGTTGTTGCATACCTCGGCCTGCGTTGATTTCAGTGAGTGCGCGAGAAATGTTTTTATCCTGGAGAGTTGCTCCGTACTGAGCAGCCTGAAGATCCATACCAGGCATCATTTGCATCCATTTTTGACGGTTAAGTTCGTCTTGCATTTGGATGTTTCCAAGAGCTGATTGGTTTCCTCGAAGTTGTTGTTGCATACCTTGAGCTGCGAGCCTCTCACGCGCTCCTGATCTTAGCCCACCCTGCATTGCAAGCTGGTTCTGAGCTTGTTGAAGTTGTCCAGCACCTTGAGCTGCGTTTTGATTTTGAGCTTGAGTGAGTGCAAGTTGTCCCCAACGAGACATGGTGCCTGGATCACGAAGAGCTTCTTGTCTTGCTTGGTTGAGAACTTGCGTGTTGAGGTTATTTTGTAGGTTGTATTCGCTTCTAAGAAGACCAGTCTGAGCGTCTCCGACAGTACGAAACTCAGGAGCCAGAGGCCTTCCTTGAGCGTCCATTGGGACAGGTTGTGCAGACCATTTTGGGTTAAATGGATTGTTAAAATCTCTTTGCGTGGGTGTGTATCCGCTACTCATACCGTTAAACTCCTTCAAATTTATATTTGCCATTAGTTCATGTCCTCATACGCCGAAGTATCAAGCTCGATTTCGTTATCGGCGTCGGGAACTCTACTTGCTAAAACTGCGTTCATTCGGTTTCTCTCAGTTTCAAGTCTTTCTAAAGCTTCTGGGTATCCAGGATGGCCTTCCTTCCCGTAAACTTTCATCTTCATGTGAGAGAAAATAAAATTGATAAATTCTGGAATGTCGCAAATATCCGTGTCAGCTACGAGCCTATTTGCATTTCGTAAATACCAAACTGTAAGAGTGCCTGACTCCCTTGATTTTGGTACAAGCATGATCTCAGGATTTCCAGGTGTTGAGTTAACAAGAAAGTATTGGTACAGATCAGTTGTAACCTGCGTGTCTGAAACAGCCTTCTGCTCGAACTTTTTCCAGTCTTTAAGACGAGTCACCGTGTAAACAGTTGCCCCGTCGCCTTGTCTGAAAATAACTCTTCTGATTTTATCTCCGAAGATGTCTGGCATATAGGTAGGGATTGCAAAAAATTCGTTGCCACTTGCTACTGCAATGTCTACCTTCTTAAGAAAGTAGTCTTCATAAAGCGCGTGAATCTCGGCTTCAGCTTCGTCGATTGCTTCGTTACAATAAGCAAGTAATTCATCACGTCTTACGAAATCTTCATCTTCGAGATCACATTCTTGTTCGATTTTTGATCGGATCTCACTCCACGCCCAATAACGCATATTGACATACCTCCAATAATCCTGTATTAGGCGACAAATGAAACGCATTTTTAAATCGCCAAGAGATGATATTTTTTATCTTAATAAGCTTAAAGAAAAGTCTCAAATTACGGATTCGTGTTGGTTTTGGGAGGGGGCTAAGGTTAGCTCTGGCTATGGTAATATTTGTTACAATGGCAAGCAAATAAGCACACATAAGCTTTCCATGATTTTGCATAAAAAGTTTGAGAGTGGAAAATATATAGACCACATTTGTAAAACTGTTAATTGCTGGAATCCTGCTCACTTGCGTATGGTAACAGTTACAGAAAACACCGCGAGATTTAGTGAAAGCCCTTCGGCCATTAATTTTAAAAAAACGCATTGTCATAGAGGACATAGTTTTGAAGAGCATAGCTACTTGTCGCCAATCAGAAAAAAGGGACAATTTAAAGGCATGGCAAGGGTATGTAGAGAATGTAAAAAAATAGAATATCAAAAACGAAAGGCTAAGTCTTAAGTTCATATTTCTCCCTCCTTTTCATATTTTTCTTTGACAAAATTGTAGACGTACTTAAGTTTCACTCGATCTACGTTTTGCGTCAATTCTTTACCATGCATCTCGCCCAAAGCCCTCATTACTAGCTCGGCGCAATATTGCTTGTTAGCCCCGTCTGTAGCATATTTCACCCCGAGGTCATTAAGTGGGATCATCAAAACATCCTTTAAAGCGTACTCTTCCCCCACATATTTCGTACAAAAAGCCATCAGTTTATCAAACTTCTCTTCAGATACTTCAAACTCGAACTCCTCAACGATTGTAATGTGCCGAGCAAAGCTCGATTCACCTAAAAAATGAATCATGAGACTGGCAGCATGGTAACAAAGCCAGGTGTTCCATTTGGTTTGCCATCGTATGTAGACATGGGAATACGGAGTTCCTTCGTAAAGACGAATTGCCCAAGAGAATACAGGTAACAATTTATCTTTCGGCTTTGAAAAACCTATTCTCAATTTTTTCATGTTGCACCTCAAGCAAGTTTGGCGAGAATTTTATCTTTCCATGGTGTAAGTCTTGTCTCAGTAACAAACGGAGTTAGGTCAGCATATAAACTTCCAAAGGAAGTATTAGCTCGAAGTTCCCTATCCAGCTTTGTCATGTTTGTAACGTCTTTGGTGAAAGTAAAAATATTAAACATTATGAAACCCTCCACATTTCAGCGCGAACCTGGGTAACGGTAACAGTTGATCCCGCCGTTTCAGCTCTACATCTTAACTCGATTGTGTGGGTTTGAACCGTTGCAAAAGTTGGATAATAGAACCAATGATTATTTAGTAACTGAGATACAGTTTCAGACAACTCATAGCTAAATTCTTGGGAAACTTGAACGCCATCTACCCAAATAGAAAAAATTGCGTCGTTGTTATCTGAGTTATAAGACCAATCCCACTGTATAGCCACTCTGTATTTTCCAGCTTGTTTTGAAGTGGAAGTAAACGTCGCTGCTACTTGGTTGGTAGCCGCAGTTGTCGTAAAAGTGGTGAGATCAGTGAAGTCTTCAAAGTTATCACCAAGTACAAGTGCTGGTCCGTTTGAAGCTGAGGTAATTCTACTTACTAGGTTGTCCATGTAGGTCTTAATTCTGTAGAAGTTCTCCTGAGCTACGGAGTCTTGAACTTCTCTGAATAAAAGGTCTAACCGCTTTATCGTTTTACTCACGAGGGATTACCCCCTAATGACGAGCCGCTAAATGGAGTGTGAGATTTTGAAATGTAAGCCCAGTGAATTACATATCCGTTGAGAAGTAAAACTTCTCCTTTTGGCTTACCTTTGATTATCCATTTATAGTTTCCAGCGACGGCGGGATCGACATTAGAGGTATCTTCGTAAGTTAAAGTCGTAGGCGTTCTACCAGTGATTTTAAATTCTCTGGTATAGTTGTCATGCTCAAAACTAATGAAGTAATCCGTGATGTTCGGTAGCCACTGAAAACTTCCTCCTAAAGTAGCGGTGTTTGTGACTGGGTTTACAGTAGCAAGTCCCAGTAAACTTGAATCAACGATGTTTACTTTTGCGTTCTCAAAAATTACTTGTTTGTAATTACAACGAAGACCGCCCGCAGGAAATCTTCTCCACTCTTCAATCAAACCCTGTGCGTTCCAAAGAGCAGAAGGATCGCCCCAAAGTGGAAGTGAGTCTCCCCAGTTGATATTATTCTTGTATCTGATCGGCTTAAGCTCACCCTTCACACGGTTGTTGTCGTTTGAAGACCTGATTGCGAGCGAAAGATTTGTTGTATTGTCAGCTGAGATTAGTATTCGTGGAACCCACTTACGATAAAACTTACTCCCAAAATCAAGAAGGCAAGACTCATAAAGATGCTCTACAGCCTGTGTGTCCCAAAGATTCGCAGCCACTCCAACTACAACTTTTGGATCGGTGAAATACTCGACACCATGCTTGAAAATATATCCGCGAGTGTCCCCACGATAAACGTAGTTTCCAGCTCGAAGAACTTGAGTAGGTCTAAAAGCGTCGCCTCCGAACATTGTTGTGAATGTTGCTCCACGCTTTGTCTCAGAAGGCATGAATGGGTATCTAAGATCCATGACAAATACAACATCAGGCTCCTGGAAACCGTCGTTAACAGAGACAGTCCAGAAGACTCGCTGATTTGACGGATCAAACGTACCGCAGATTCTTTTTTGTCTGGTTTCAGTGGAGACAAGAGATTTGTAAGTTTCGTTTAAATGATCGGAAACATTTACTACTCGAAATCCATCTGACCAATAGAAACCTTGTTCTCCAGCCCAGAAAATTCCGAGGTGGGTTTGAACGATAGATTGCTGAGAGACGCATCCTGCTTTGTCGTCAATTCGACGAAGCAACATTCCCCCAGAACCGTCGTCCCCGTAGAAATTGTCGATGCGATAAATATAGCGATCACATAAAACAATAGGACGATCATAGATAGAAGAGAGTCCTCTGATCGGCTGCTCGGTAAACGCCGAGAACGCTGCTGGAACCGAGTCTGGATCTCCAGCTTTAGACTGTCTAACTTCCGTAGATAAAATCTCACTTCCATCCTTAATGTGAGCCCAATACCCATAGTCATTTACACAATGAACAAATTTTGCTTTTGGGGGGGTTGTATTTGAAGCTGCTCCACCTGTGACATAGAGCTGCTCGTTTGAAGCTAGAGTAGTATCATCTACGTTGTCAATGAAACTTGTCACTCCGAAATTAACCTGGCCTACTTTGTAGTAAACTTCTCCAGCTGATGTGGTTCGATAAACTTCAACTTTCCAATTTGCTGTGTCCCAGTTCTCAGGTGTAGCAAAAGTTCCAGGTATTGTTACGGTAGTTGTGTTACCAGAGGTGATAGCACCTCCGACCACGCTACTTGCATAATAAAATACAGGACCGCGATCAAGATAAGTAACCGTGCCAACTTGGTATGTAAATGAGAGGACAGCTGCGTAGAGATATGAACTGCCAGATCCGCTAGGGTTTGTGACAGAAAAACCAGAGGGGAGATCAGGTAAACCAGCATTGCGGACGTGGTAATTTCCAAAGCCATCAATATAAAGTTTTTGAGGCGAGCAAAAAGAGTCTGAGGTGAATAAAACATGATCTTGCCATTCAGTATCAACGATCACGGAGTTCCCGTCACCACTTGGAAGTAAAGATCCAGACGTGGGACCAACAATTTCGGACCATAGCCCAGCGTTGTCTCGATAAGCCCGTTTATCTTGAAATGCTAAAATATTTCCTTTTAACTGAGAAAGCTTGTTAACTCTAAAAAGGCCGAGAGGAAGCTGATCGTTGTAAACGATACTCCCCCAGCGTGTGCGAGGTTTTTTGTTTGGCGTGAGGAAAAGATTTTCCATCGTCTTTGCATGACGAGGATCGCCGTCGATAAAGTAATCGGTAATACCGAAGGAAAAATCTTGTACCTCAAGCGGTTGCGTGTTTAATGCACTCATACCCCGAAATAAACCTCAAAATTTTGAACCACATTCGTGTAAAGATAAAACTGAGTTGAACTCAATTTTTCCATGCGAAGTTGAACGGGTTCTTTTGTTGTTGGATCTTTTACAGCAACGACGTAGTTATCAACTAGGCCGCCACTTGGAACAGTGACAGTCGATCTCCAATACCCATCGCCTTGATCCGCAAAACTTGCGGCGGTAACAGTGAGAGTAGAGGCGAGTAAGTTAATCCCAGAGATTTTTTCACCGTCCACGCCATTATGCGTGTGGCTATTGGATAAATTGATGTTATCTTCTAGGGCAGGAAACCATGTGTCCCCGAAATCTCCTGTCTGTGGAAGCTTATATCCTTTTGACAAAATAATCATAACTCATCCCTCCAAGGGGGAAATCCATATAAATTTTCAAAACTATTTTTGAACGCTAGCTGCGCCTCGCGCTTTGAATTAAATGTCCCCAGTTTCTTTTTTTTATTTTTAAACACTATCTGGGCGTACCAGACTTTCGTTATTGTTCCATCTTTTCGTCTATAGATTCTTTGATACGCTCCGCGTGGGTATTTACATCTTTGTGTGGATTCTAAAGATAATGCATGTAAATGATTTTTTTGCTGAGTAGTCCATTCTAGATTACTATAATTATTGTTAATTTTATTTCCATCTATATGATTAACGATACTCATACCTTTTTCTTTTGAAATAAAGGCCTCAGCGACAAGCCTATGTACAGAACGAGCATAAGTTTTATTTTTAAAAGACATACAAACTCTTAAGTAACCCCTATGATTTTTTGTAGCTGTTAAAATATGAAATCTAGAGGATTTTAGTCTGCGAACGCTACCAAAGTTAGAAACTTCAAAAACTCCGTTAAACTCATCTATGGGTTTCCAAATCTCAATCATTTATCGCCCCGTAATTCAAAATGTGGGGCATCAAAAAAAGAATCGTTTTTAAAATTTAGATCCCCATTAAAATCTGCGCCACATCTAATTTCTATCCCCATTTGTTTCGCCGTAGCTAAAACAAACCCCGCAAAATGTAAAAATCTTCCGCGATCTTGCCAATCAATTGGGAAAGGAACAACGTCAACGGCTTTTGATGGAAGGGAGTTGTGTTTTGAATTTGGCCAAGCAAGTTTTGAGGCCCCTGTGCGAACTGCCTCATCTTGCTCTTCTTTACCACGATGACCACAAGTTACTGTGCAATCGTAATGCTTAATTACTTCATTGAATAAACGCTGAAGGTCGGGGTGACAGGTAGCAAGTCTTTTTTTAGAAGCGTCTGAGAATTTATTCACGGTCTGTCCCCTCCTCTATCCAGTAATCAACCTCATCTTTATCCATGCACATAAATCGTTTCATGCTTGGATTATTTTTTATTGGGATGGCCTGTTCTTTTTCGTCCGAGACCACTCGGTAAAGAACAAGCGCGTCCCCGTCTACAAGCCAGATCTCAGTCTTTCTTTTTACGGGGGCGTGTGAACATCCCAGGATATTTGTCATCAGGAGCAGGGCCACTGGAGCCGCCAAGAGCTTCTTCAAGCTTACGTTGGTCGTTTTCTGCCAATGACTCTTTTTTTGCATCCTTTAACTCCTTCACACGTTTAAGGCGTATTGCCTCCTTGACCGCATCAATGATCTTATTGATGAGTTCAAGAATTTGGTTTATTGGCATCTTGTTTCGCCTTTAGTTCCTCGTAGGCTTCTTGCAATTTTTTAGTTTGCGGATTTACTCCAATCGTAGGAAGCCATTGGAGGACTTTCATAAATTTTGCAATGATTGCATTTACTTTTTCGTCATCAGTTGTTGATGGCGTAAGACGAACAACAATCGTTGCGAGAATGGAAGCTACCATTCCAAGCAAAGCGATTACTTGGATAATATCTGGAACCTTCATCAATAATTCTTGCATCTTAGCCCCCTAAGTTTGTTAAAAATGTTTGGCACTCTAAAATAACAGCGGCTTTTTCCTCAGCGGTAAAAAACGCAGACACATCGCTTGATTGAAGCTTTGAAATAAATGTATCGATATTCCCCGCCCACAAATGCTCACGAAGATTTGAGATGAGGGCATTTGTCATGAAGGCATCGACTTGTTCGACTGAAAGATTCTTACTATCATTAATAGTAGAGATCTTGTCGATCAGAGCCTCACCAAAAGCACGTTTTTTTGCTCTATCTGATACCTTTTTTTGTGCCGCAACCTCAGCGGTTACGTCCACCACTTCGATTGTATATTCAGCTGCAAACTTGTAGAGTTTAACATCCCCAAATGAAGTTGGCTCAATCATCATTTCTAGCGAGTTGTCGATGTTCTCACCCTCAGCTTCGATTTGGCTTTCAGCTACCCAGCGTTCGGGTTTTCCCCAAGACTTAAGAATTTTTTGCTCTTCAATCCATGCGTTCGCCTGTTCAAGAGTTTCAAATTTTGCTGAATGTGTTTCTTGACCTTGTAAATTTTTAACAATTATTTTTTTCATAAGCCAATCCTTTTAATAGAAATCCAATTTGTAGCTGCAGCATTAAGTAATGCTAAAGACGCCCCAGAATTTTGATAAACCCTTAAATCTATGTAATCTCCAGCAAGTAATTTTATTTGTCTTGGCGATGCTGATAACGCCACATAAGTTGAATGAGCTGTGTTAGCTATATATCCAGCTAAACGAGCAACACCGCCGCCGTTTTTTGCCAAAGTCAAATAAGCTTCTTCTGCTACAGCCCAGCCGCCACCTGTATTAAATTCAACCATGGCACTAATTTCGTAAATACCACTTGCAGGAGCCGTAAATTTCCAAGAGCCTCCAGTAGTAACCACGCCATGCGAATCAAAATCTTTAGTTCCAAAATCAATAACTGTTTCAGAATTATTTGGGATTGATTGCCCTGCGGCTGTGGTATATAAAGCGGATATAGTTTCACTTGCTGCAATTGTCGAAGGGCCGGACACTCTTGTAAGAGAAAAATTGCTAGCTTCTATATTAAATGTGTTAGCATCGGTTCCGAAAAACAGCTCGATGTAATCTCCAGACTTCAATGGAATATCTACATTTATATTTAGTTGAACTCTTGTACTATTTATACAACCGATAGTTGTTTGATAGTTTGTGCCTACGCCATTTTTATATACTGTTAAATATCCGGATCCGTTTCCAGTTCCACAATTAATCGTAACGGTTCCCTTTACGTTGTAGACGCCGGAGACGGGGACATTTATCCTTGAGTTCGTCGTGTCCGCCTGCCCGTGCGTTTGATTATCTGCGGATTGATAAGTTATCTTTAACAAAGCAGGCCCAACAGTGTTTTGGTTGGAAGTTTTTCTCAATATGGCAGAGACAACCCTAGTATCCGCAGAGTCAGACATTTGAACTGAAGAAGACCAACCAGAAATTGGTACTAATCCTGTTCTAATAGTAATTGCATCTCCATTAGCCCAAGTCATAGGAACAGTTGATTGAATATGGGGAAAATCTAAATAATCCGCCCCTACGCGTTTAACAACTCTAACTAAAATATTGTTGCCACTTACTTCTGCAATTGCATCAAAAGCATCTGTACCTGCATCATAAATTTTCCCGTAACCAATAGTCTGTTCACCATTGAGAGCGGTAAATTTATTAGAATCGAAAGTTAGGCCATTAGGTAATGAGAATGAAGGAGAGGTCCCCATTGAAGAAGTAGTCCCCATTTTAAAGCTAAAATTAATTTCAATGCTATCCCCTACTCGTCTGTAAAAAGCGGCAAGGGTGCCATTACCTAAAGTAATATTGGATAGAGTTGGAGTATAAGCTACCCAATCGGTTACAGGAGTTCCAAACACGTAGGTCTGAGGACTTACTGTGATATTATCAACTTTCAATTCATAAGCCAACGCACTCACACTTTGAACGTGGGCAATTAAGCGATATGAGCTGCCAGTAGCAGAACTTTGGAAAGTCGCCTCAAACTTATCTGAAAGCGTAGTGCTGTTAGAGAGTATTTTGATGTTTGAAGGCTCAATCAACTGAGAATTTGTGACATCGTAGATGTACAAAATTACGTCTGACTCAACTCCGGTCCCGCCTGCAACAAAAGTTCCTGAGTTTACGATGTAATCGACAGAAATTTTAAGAGATTTTGCTCTGTAAGCTGGATCTACTGTGAAAGGAACAGACCATCCTTGGCCTTGCACGTTTGATGCAGGTTTTGTCAGGAGGAATGACTTTGTCCCATCAAGTGGCGTTGAAGTGGTCATAGAGGTTGTGACTGTAGGTGAACCTCCAGTACCGTCAACGGGACGTGTAGAAGCTGCGTCTGCATAAGGAACAAAAATACTTGATGAAGTGTCATCAGCATTTCCGTTTGTAATTAAATTTTTAACTCCGCCCGTTCCAGATCCAACTATGGCTTCGTTACCAGATGAATCGAGAGTGTAGAGTTTGCCATCGGCTTTGAAATAAAGTTTATTCTCACCGCTCGCTGGATTCGCAGGAGTAGTTGTTTGCGCCGATGTGATCGCGCCTGTGATTAAAGGATTTGCGTAAGTTTTGTTACTCAGAGTTTGAGTTGAGTCTTCGTCGATCAAAAGTTTGTAAGTTGTTCCATTTGAAACCTTTGCTTGGTTCAAATCAGTTCGATAAGTAATCATCCCTTTCGGGTGAGAAGCTGTGTCCGAGGTCGTATTTTCAAGTTGTGCTTTTTCAAGCTGTCCGTAAATTTTAGCCATTTATTTTCTCCTCTATTCCACACCAATCAAGCGATATGACCCCGCAGGAAGTGGTACGTTGGTTTGGATTCTTACGTTACTTGTACTTGTTGCTTTGATAGTAACGTAAAGAATTTCAAAGTCATTAGCGTTGTCACGCAGCTGCCATTGTGCATTGCGAGCATCGGTAATCTCCGCGCTCACGTTCACATCTTTCAAAGTAACAACTCCATCAAAAGATTGGTCGGCTACGAATTTAGAAACTCCTAAAACCTTAAAGCTTGTTCCTACGTCAACGTAGGCCTTGTTCACATCAGTCGCAAAAACTACGCGGCCAATATTTTGAGCTGAGGCTGCGGGGAGTGTTGCAAACGTGTAGTTTTCAAGTCGTGCGCCTTTCAGCTCACCTTTGGTATATAGGTCGCGAAAGTAATGAGTAGAATCACCAAGATCAGTGCCACTCCAAGAACCAGAATAGGAAGCATTCGTAAAAGGTACGAAATTATCTTTTGAAAAAATTGATCCTTTAGTCCCATGCGCCGTACTCTCTAAGGTGAGGTTTTCACTTGCGGCGGTTCCACCTTGAAGGGTTTGACCTCCAGAACGCCCTGCGAGCATTGCAAATTGTGTATGTCCAGCATCTCCTGTAGTAAGGCCCGATAGCGAACTGTGTGTAATTTCTGTATCAGGAGCGTTAGCAAGCCAGACGCTATTAACAGAATCATAAAACAAAGCATCGCCATTTTGCGCGGGTATTGTCTGTGCAAGATCACGCCAAACCCCAGACCTAAAGGCAAGAAGAGTAGACAGAGCAATGTTGTTAGTTCCATTTGATATTGTCCCCCCTAAAAACAGATCGTTGAAACGAAGAAGAGAGGTGCCAAGATCAAGTGTGTTATCAGTGCCAGGTTTTATAGCAGAATCTACTATAATTTGACCTGTACCGTTCGGACTAAATTGAATGTCTCCGTTTAAGTTTTGTGAGCTTATGACGTTTCCATCAACACGAATGTTGTCAATGTTAAACTGCCCTGTGATTGTCATTGTTCCAGTTACAAGCTGGCCAAGCGTGGTCATTGCACTCTGGATGTCTACAACTCCGGCCCCATTTGCTTGAAGAATTAAGTTGGTGTTAGGAGATGTGATAGAAATTGTATTGCTATCAAGACGGATAGAATCAATATCAAGTCTCGTACCAGATATTTGACCAGCTTGGATGTTGCCAGTCGTAGAGAGGTTTTCGTTATCAAAATTTATTTCTCCTGTAGAGCTTGTGATTCTAGTAACCCCTGTAACATCGGGATCAATAATAACTGTCTGTGCATTGTCGGTAAAAGTGGCGACTCCAGCCCCTAGCGTACCTGTCGTACTAAGATTGGCCGCACCGAAAGAAACCGCTCCAGTTGTGTCAGTATAAGAACCAGGAACCAGAGTCACCGAGTTTATTGTGTTGTCAACCACTAAAGAATTTGTTGCCGTAACAACATTTGCCGTAATGTTTCCCGTGGTAGTGAGGTCGTCACTACCTAAAGAGATAACTCCGCTTGTATCCGTAATTTGCCCACTTACTATGCTCAGGGTACCAATTACAGCGGAGTTTTGAGCATAAATATCTTTCCATCTAAAAGTATTTGTTCCGAGGTCGAAAGTGTTGTGAACCGCAGGTCGGAACATGTCATCGACTTGTACAAAACCAGTTCGTGGTCCTGTACCGTCACCTGAGTTCGCTCTTAATGTTAAATTTTGATTGGCAGCATCGCCGCCGTAAATAGTTTGTCCTGCATAAAGACCAGTGATCGGATTTCCCGATCCATCAAGCTCTGTTCGTCCATTTCTCCAGACGTATAAATCTTGGGTGTTGTTTTGAAAGGCTGCAAGAATTGAATCTTGTCCCCAATCCATGTCATAAACTTTATGCCAACTAGGAGATACTTCTCCTTCTCTTTGTTCCCAACGATAGCTCGCAGCCTTACCGTCGCCGTCATCAAGAACGACACGGTAATCATTTAATGTGTTTCCAACGAGTGGAAGGGCTGCGGGATTTGCAACACTGGATTTGGCATTTGGATAAAGGACCGCAAAAATCCAGTTAAAAGCTCCTTCGACGTTTGAAACGCCTGGAGCTGCGGGATTAACATAAGAAAAATCCCCGAGAGTATGTTTGTAAGGGTGCTGCGTCTGGTTCCAAATTTCAAATCTGTGTTTTGTGAAAATCATAGTACGCCGTCTCCATCCGCATCGTAAGAAGCAGTTGGATCAAACGTGAAAGCCAAAGCCCCAGCTTCCCAGGCGGCTTTCCATTTGTAAACTCTCTCTTGGCGATTGATAATTTGAGTGCTTGTGGCGTTTGCATATACATACTCATCACACATGCACGGATCGCCTTCGCCTGCTCCGATGTATGTGGTGAAAACAAATTTAGGACGACCTTGGCCGTCGAGTACGACATGTTGTTTTACTTGCTCGTGCGCGTGAGTCTTTAGGAGTTCAAGCGCGGTTTTTACTTCAGGAATATCCTGTGGGTATTGCCCTGCCATGTTACCTCCTACGGCGAAAAAGTACCCTTAATGGGTATTTTTAACTGATGAAGGGCCTTGCGGCCCCCCCACCATTTCAACTTTAGTAGCTGATTCCGTAGATGATACCGCAATGGCCTGGTTTGTTGATCTCCAACTCACCAAACAAGCTGATGTCCACGATGTACTGATAACCAGTAGTATTACGAACCTCGAAATACTCTTGGCCTTCAGGAGACTTACGTTTTTGGAAGAAACCGTTTGATCGGAAGACCATAGACTTCATATCCAAGAGCGCAATTACGTCGTCATCCCACTCTTGGATACCAACGATAGTTAGTTTTCCTTTTACAGAGTTGATAACAACTTCATCCCAACCATAGAGAGAAGCTTTTTTATCTTCAATAGTGATCTGCCAGTTAGCAGCACCATTTGCTTTGTTCTCAATCAACTTAATAACAGAACCGAAGTGTTTGTAAGACATTACAAAACGATCTGCACGACCTTTTGCTTTTTTACGAACTTCTGTGTAAGCGTCGAACAACTTATCAAGGATGTTTGAAGCTGTGATAGAAGCACCGTTTACGTTTACTGCCTGCAAGAACGGATAAGCAAGTTTGCTTTGTCCGTGAACTGTAGCAGATCCACCGTTTGCAGCTGACAACAATACACTTCGGATAGAAGTGAATGAAGTAGTCTCAGCTCCGTCGGTGTAGAATTTTGCGTTTTGTGCTACTGAGTAAGCAGACAAATCCGCAGCTGCTCCACCGCGAGTTGCAGAGAAAGTTACTGCATCAGTGTTCACGTCGATAGCGATAACATAGAAGCTTGCAGCCGCAGAGTTGTCGTCATCAAGTGTAACTTTTTGGTTAAGAACGAAACGGTCAACGTGGTCAACAAGCATAATACCAGTCGCAGCGTTTGTTGCGTCTGTTACTTTTGCGAAGTGAGGACCAGTACCCATTTGGATAGAAGCAACCATTTTGATGTATTCCATGAAATCTTCGATTGTGTCAGGCAAGATTTTAAGGAATGAATCTTCAACGATCTTACCAGAGTGATCCATAAGATCACGATGATTGAAGATCATTGATCCCCACATCTCTTTGTAGTCGTCGATAGATCCACGAACGTATTTATCTTCAGAAATATCAGACGCACCTGTAAGGCCGCCCATCTTTACTGAAGACGCGCCCGCAGCTTTAAATGGAACGATGAGCTTGCCGCCCTTCCATTTGTCGTCTTTTTCGATGTTTGATAAAATGTAATCACGCTTAAGTAACTCTTCCTTCAACAATTTGTTGGGAAGGTATTCGTTAAGCATGTCTTGAAATGTTCTAGTAGTTGACATGTTAAATGCTCCTCAAAGTTTAAGTCGTTAGTTGTTGTCTCATTTTTCTCAGGTCTTCGATGCTTGTAGGCACCTTTTTCGCTGGAGACTTCGCTCCACCGCCTTGGAAAGACGAGATTACTGGTTTTGCTTGCTGATTTTGTACGACCTGGCTTGGTGTACTTTGAGAGGCAGCCTGAGAACCTTGCTGGGTTTGTGCTTGAACCCCTACGAGCGCTAAGACCTCACTCACTAGCTGACTTGCTGGGGGAGAAATCTTGTGGACAGCCTCGTAATACTGTCCTCGCCGAATTACTTCAGCCTTGAACGCCCCAGCTTTTCCGAGCTGTGTTTCGTAGGCTGTGATCGCTGAAACTATTTCAGGCTTGGCTAGCTCCTGACTAAGTTCCATTTCTGTTTGACGTTGAATCATCTGCGCCATTTGCGTTTGGAGCGTTTGATTCTGTGTCTGAGCCATTTCAAATTCAGTTTGTTGCTGTCTTTGAAGATCTACTTGCTGTCTCTGTTCGGGAGAAAGCTCTTGATACTTTAGCTCTTCAATAGCGTACTGGATAATTTTGTCTTTGGGAATATTTAATGCTTGAAAAAACGTACGAAAGTCGCCTTTTTTGACATAAGCTCCCAAAGTTTGAAGACTGTTCTCGACCTGACTGTACTTGCCCTTCCACTCTTCTACTTGCTGTTTGAAGGCTTCTCTTGAGGTTTTAACTTCATCAAGTCCATGAGCCTTTTCGTAAAGATCTTTGAACTTTTGTTCCAAGTCTTTAGTCTTGATGATTGGCTTTACAAAGTCGTCAAATTCAAGCTCTTTGTCTTTTACTTTGAACTTGAAGCTTGGTTTCCAGGTTTGTGTAGGATCGTTCTGCGTTCCTGCTCCTTGCGAAATTGTTCCATCATTTCCTGCTCCCGCCGCCTGCGCCGTCTGTACTCCTTCTCCAGTCGTTGACTGCGCTCCTGTTCCTGCGTTAGCGGTCGTTGTTTGCGTGGTTTGCGCTGACTCCCCTTGGGATTCTGTAGATACTCCTCCCACGTCGGATGTTGTTTCATTGTTAATCTCCATCGGTGCTTCCTTTCTATCCCTTGCCTGGGATAAGTTGTTTTAAATCATCGGTGGAGGCGGCGGTAATTGTCCCTGCGGGGCTTGTTGCTGCCCCATTCGGTTCATCATATCCAGCACGACTCCATCGTTCATTCTTTCTAAGTCATCAAGTGTTGCCCCTTGAGCCTCGAGTTTTTTAATCAAATACATGATCGCTTCGTAAGGAAGACGAACTTGTTTTGCGCCACTCGAAGACTGAGGATCAGGTAAACTCATTTGCACAGTAATCAGTGAGCCTCCAGTTGGAATGAACCCATCTTTTGCGGCTTGCTGCGCTTGCATTTTTTGAGCTTGCTGATCTTCGTGAATACCAAGGTACTGATCGTAAATCTGTTTCACGTTTGGAGGAAGCATCTGAAAGTCAGCTTGCTTCATTCTGTGGGTTACGGCGTCGATGTAGATTTTGTTGTCTGCGTAAGGACCAACAAAAGGCATTTGCCCACGCTCTATTTGAAGCATGTCGTTCTCGGCGTTGTCATACTCGACAGTCAAACGCTTTACGATTTGAGTATTTTTTAAATAAGGCATCTCTTTAGCGAGAAGTGCTAATTGTTTTGCATCCATTTGTTGCCCAGCGTACTGGATCAAATGATTCAAAGCTAATTGCTGACCTAAACGATCAGAAATATCAGCACTCTGCTCCTCAACTTTGATTTGATATGAAAGTGGAACCGTTGCACGGAACTCTTGAATGTTAATCGCTTCAGATTTCCCCACCGCTTGAATGAAGGCGTCGTCGGGTAAGTAGTGTTTTGCAAGTTCAAGAGTGACTTGGCAAAACGCCTTCATGAAAGCTTCAACTTTCTCAATATATCGGGAGAATTTCACTTTACTTGAGGCACTTCGGAATAAAAGAGTGTAGGGATCAATCTGCCCTGACTCATTTTCCATGTTAATCTCTTCAAGCATACAAGCTGAGTACATTTCAGAGATCTGCGACTCGATGTATGGAAGAAACTGTCCACCGTCTCTGCCTGGAAGGATCTGTGGAGCCGCACCTTGATAGGTGATCCCTCTCACACCTGGCAAAAGCGCACCTGGAGCCATTTTCGTTCCACCTTGGTAGATGATTTTGTCATCGCCAACGGTGATTTGATGAGTGGCAGCTTGGGAGCTTGCGCGGTTAATCTCTGCCTGGTAGGGACGGGCGATTTTAATGATCGAATATCCACGGGGATTTGTCGAATACGTATCAAAACCCTGCCAAATAATCGGATAAATACCAAAAGGAATCTCGGCTTCTTCTAAAATACCCCGCTCAGTGGAGATATAGTAATATCCTTGTGGATACTGTTTACACGGACGAAAAAAATGGTATCTAACCAAAACTTGTGACTCTTCTGAGCGGTATTGCTTTTTGTTGGTGTCAAAAACAATAAATTCACCAGTGTCTCCATCTCCGATGATTCGTTTTTTTGATTCATCCTCTCCGTAGGCACTAAGAAGCTCTTCTTTTTCCACCATTTCTCGAACGATGTGATAAGGAGAGGCCTTCATTGATTTTGCTTGAGGTGCTCTGAGTAAATTAAATCCTGGAATATTTTTAAACTGAAATGCGCCTGTAAAAATAGGCTTTTCGGTGTCTGGAACCATTTGTCCCATCTCATCCATTGCTGGCTGCCCTTGCTCATCTACGAGAGGCTCGTAGCCTTTCACGTCTCCTTCGTTCGGGTCCCAATAAATGAAAGCACACATCTCGCCAAGTTCTACGAAATTTTGAATGTACTCGTTAAATTTTTCTTTAAGATTGTATCTGTGTCTAAAATCCGACCACACAGCAAGATTTAAGTCAGCAGCCTTTTTGTCCTGCATGTCCATTTCGTTCTGGGCTGCGGGGATCACGCCTGGCACTTTTCCAGCAATTGCTTGGATGTAGTGACGAGTGATTTTATGAATGTGGTTTTTTGTGAGTCTTAGTTTCTGGGTTTCATTGAGCCGTTGTGTTTGTCTCACACGAGTAAAGAAGCTTGTGGTTTTTTTCGAGTAGTGGTTTCCTGAAACGAGCAGAAGGTTGCTGCGCATTTCCGAAAAAATTTCGTCGTCACAGCTTTCAGCATCCCTGTAGTGCTGGTTTAAGGCTTCAATGTTATGTTTTTTCATTCATGGTCCTCGCTCTTTCGATGTGTCTGTCGATCTGAGCTTTCTCGAAGGCGAGGGGATCGTCGATTAACATCTGAGCTTCTTCAGCTTCAAGGAGTGCTTCTTGATCCATTAGTTCTGCGTTGATTGCTTCGGGAGACTCAGACACCACAGAATGTTGTGTGTGGTCCGAAGCTTGGCCTGAGCTTACGGCATCCTCATTTCGGCGAGGATGGAAGGTAAATTTCATACCCTGAAATTCAAAATCTTGAACTCCAGATGTATGACATTGTTTTATTATTCGGCAAATATCGTTTGCACTCAAGGAAAAATTAGCTATACTCTGCATTCCAATGGTCGAACTCGTCTTCAAGCTCGCCCCACCCTTCTGATTCACTTGATTTTTGCTCATCAATCTCTTCCCCTCTCCTCATCCTAATCTGCAAAGCTTGATGCTCTTCTTCGGTCAATGGTCTAGCTGCGCGTTCTTTCGCTGCTTCTTCCGTCGCTCCAAGAAGTTCATCCACGGCACTCAAGTCCCAGGGGATGAGCTTACATCCGTAGCGTGTGCTGTCGGCAAGATCGTCGTCTTTTTTCGACTCCCCTCGCTGATTGCTCACCATAATGGTAAGAAGTTCGCCTGCTAGTTTTAAATTCTCAGGATCATCATCAAAAATGTCGAGCATTTTGTGTTTGAACAGCGTGTTTACAAGATCCTCGCCCGCATCCCGAGTTTTGTCTGCTTTGACGAAGTTCACACCATTTCTCTGTGCGATTGTTCCAAAGTCTGCGGCTCCTGGATCATAACAAGCTTGGGTGATTCGTAACCCTCTCGACAGCTCTTGATATTTTAAGAACACATCTCCTGCGGTTGTCTTCTCCCCGTCGCCTCGCCATGATTTAAACACAGCACCTTTTTTGTAGTCGGGGCGAACCGCGATGAACACGATTGCAGCTGGGTGATTTTTTCTATAACTTTTCGTTCCTTCGTCTGCGCCTGAGCCGTAGTCCACGGCTGCATAAATAAACCAATCTTTAATCGAATAAGGTCTTACTACGTTTTCATCGTAATCAAACGCATAGTAAGTTCTTCCTTCTTCGGTTACGAACTTTCCATACACCCGACGCTGTTTCTCGGTTTCGTTCTTACATTTTTCCTCAGCAAGCTTGATCTTATCAAGAGTCATCACACGAGAGGGACTACCGTCCTCGTACTTCAAGCAATCATACATGGAAACCGTGAGTTTTAATGCTGAAGGTAGAATTTTATTTCCCTCCATCGCCTGCTTCCAGAAAAGTTGATTTAAAGTCGGAGTAAAACCACTCGTGAAAATCCCCGCAGTCGCAGTTAGCCTGAACATGATCTCATCGTAAAATTCGAGAGGCATCTCCTCATCACACAGAGTTTCAAAAATAGTGCCCGCTTGAATGCTGGATGCGGCTTTAGAGTAAGTTTGAAAATAAATAATGGGACCGGCGCTAAACACGCACGAGTTATACATCCCATTTTTCTTTGTCATCTTCCAGCCGTACTGCGCGTCTCTCTCAAAACGGCCT